GCAAAAAGGAAAAGTTTCTTTAAGCGTACTTAAAAATAATGAAAATCAAAATACAATAAATCTTTTTTGGCAATTAGGTTCAGAAGCAAAATCTACAGATTATGAAGCAATAGCAGCACAACTTGTGGAAGACTCATTGGCCGCACATACTGCGAGAGTTTCTGATACAGGCGTAGAAGCAGGAATTAATAAAGCAAAAGCTCTTCAAAACTTAGGAGCCGAATTTGATGCATCTATGACTGTATCTGGAAAAGATAAAAGCCATTTAGTGCAAGCTTTGGCAGCAAGTTTCCAAGAAGGTGGGATAGGATACGCTACTCAGGGTGGAGAAAAAGCAGAAGGGACTATTAAGAGCTTGTTAAGGGCTGGCTGGGATCTAATTAACGACAAACTAATAACAGAAAGAGCATCACACTTAGATGTTGTTGGTGATACCGTTAGAGTTGGAGCTTTTGCTGACGAAACAGTATTAGCAGCAGCTGGAGTTTCGGGAAGAATGCAAGAAGCCAATAGAGGTGTTATTAATTCTCTTAACACAGCTGCTGATATTTTAGGGGGAAGTAAAGCTATTGAAAATGAAGCTAGAAAAACTATGACTAGATCTAGGCTTGGCTTTGGTGAAAATAAATCTTTAAACTTTTTAATAGAAAATAAAAAATCAATATATGGGACTGGTGCCGGCATACTTGCAGCCGGAGTTGGTTACTATATGTATGGTAAGCATAAAGAAAACCAAATTTATGACGAAACAATGGAACAGCAACCGGTAACGCAAAAAGCGTCTACTGGTCAAATGATGAGACAAACGATGCAGCCGCAAGCTAGTCTTTCTTCATACAGAAGAGATCCGCTTGTAACTGCTGGCGTTGTTGGTAATTTGGATAGAAATAAAATTGGTCATCATAATATGAGTTCGAAAAAAAACGCTCATTTATTTGGAGGATAAATTAAATGGGTTTATTAAATGTTGGACAAAAAGTTGGAACTAAGTTCGGGGGCATGACTGGCTTAGCTATGGGCGCAATTGGTTTAGCCGGCGTCGCTAAAGGTATAGGCCCATCAGCCAAAGAAGCAATTTTAGATGCAGGCTTTAATGACCCGTATGCAGATGAAGCATTCATGGGAAGCCCTATGTCTAGTGGATTTTTGGGGGCAGCAGCAACGCATGGTACGGCTGGGGCGGTTGGCCTTGGCCTTGGCGCAATGGCGATTGGTGGGCTAATTGGTGGTGGGGCAGCTGCAAAGTTAATACCTAAGGGTGCAGATCTTGGCAAATTAGCCGGGTACGGCATGGGCAGAGGAGCTATGATTGCTGGAGCGGGGGCGGTCGGAGCAGCGGTTGGAGCCTCAGGTGGAGGTATGAGCGAAACTTTTAGCGTTTATGGTCCAGACCCTACTGTAGGGGCAAATCTCGCCACAGCAGGCATTGGGACAGCTGTAGGAGGGGCAATAGGGGGTTTGGGCTATGGTTATGGAAGAAGTTTTAAAAAAGCAGCTTTAGGAACTGCAATTGGAGCAACGATAGGGGGCCTCGGGGGCGCGGCCGTAGTGCCTGGTATGGCGATGTCAAGAGTAAGGGATAATAGACAATTATTATCAAGTAGTCCATACAGCACTTCACTTGCAACAGCTCAAGCTTTAAACGCATCAGGGGACATAGTTCTCGGAATGCACAACTCAAGGAATAGTTACTAATGCCAATTGACCCAATGACGGGAATGCCAAAGCCATACGCTCAAGAAGAGATGCTTGACGCTCCACTATATGCAAGGACATTGGAAAATCTTCCTGGCATAACTGCAGGTATTGGTTTCCAGGCTGGACGTGGTGCTAGAACAATGATGGCCGGCGGCGGCTTCATGGACGACGCCACAAGATTTGGTGTAGATAAAAAGGCTCAAAGATATGGAGCGTTTAGAAGTGGGGCAATGAGTCTTGACCCAAATGATTTAAGTTCTGGAAAACAATTTTTTGGCTTTGGAAGAAGAAGCGAAAGAGGAGCAAGACTTGCAGGGCAAGCGGGGAAGCAACCAGTCTATTATGGTGCAAGAGTCAATACTCTAACAGTAAGACCCAGAGCGTTAAGAAGAATGTCAAGCCTAAGCGCATTTGGAGCAGATCAAAGAACATACACTTACGCGCAAGGAATAAGAGGTCCTCTTTCTAAAGCAAGATTTGGTCCTTTAGGAAAATTGGCAGAAGCAAGTGGAACAGCTAAAGGTGAAGCTCTTCTTGGGCCTGGTTTATTTGCTGGCATAACAGCTGGAAGAAAAATGGACCTATTAGAAAGAAGAGCTTATGACGGTAATGCAAGAGCATTATCTAAATTAGAAGGTTCTTCTAATACGATACAAAGAATGGCCGGCATGAATACTGGTCTTACCGCCAAAACCCACGTTCCACGGACTAGTTAATTTAAACCCAATAGAAGCTTTCCCTGAAAGCTATAGCCGTCCGAACTTTGTCGGGCCTTCAGCCATAGACACTTCAATGGGTTCCGCTGTCACGGGAAAAGGAGTGGGCGAAATTGGCACCAGAGGTAACTTACTAGCATCTTCAATGGCTGGAAAAGGAACTCGTTACATGGCTGGTTACTTTAGAGGAGCACAAGGATTTGCTGGTGCAGCTGGTCTCCATGGAGAAGCTTTTACTGGAGCCCAAAAAGCAATTGCCCACATGACCAGTGCATTGGGGACAGAAGGAATCGCCGGAGTAGCTGGAAACAAACTTGCAGGAGAAGCAGCTGCAAAACAAGTTCTTAAAGAAGGTGTATTTAAAACTCTTGGCACAAAAGGTGCGATGGAAGCTTTTGGCACTAAAGCAGGCATGAAAGTGCTCGGGGCCAGAGGTGCAGCAATGGCTGTTCCTGGTCTTAACTTATTGGCTACAGCATCTTTAGTTTATGATATTGGTAGAATGGGTGGCGAAGCAATCAAAAGTGGTATAAACTTAGCTAGAGACGCAGAAAAATCTTTGCAAGGATCACTTAGTAAACCTATGTTTGGAATGGGATATAGGGATACTGAAGCAGCTGCTACTTCAAGGTCAAGAGGTGTTATGGCTATACAAAATTCTAGGTTAAATGCAAGAAGTGCATTAGGTTCAGAAGCGTCTATGATGGCAGCTCATTTTGGATAATCATGGATCATAAAGCTAAAGAGTTTAGAAAAAAATTAGAAAAACTTTCTAGAGAAGATCTTTTAGAATTAATTAAAGATCAAGATATAGAATTGTTTAAACAAGTTAATAGAATTGAATGGGTTTTTGAAAACAAACTACAACATATTAACTGGGCCGATGGAACACCTATAACTGGTAGACCTTTAACTAATAGAGAATTATCTTTCTTGATTGATGAACCATTTGAGATGGATAGAGAACTTCTTGAGCTTGGAATATCAGGAGAGCAACAAAGGCAAATGCATGTTGCTAAAGATCCTGTTGTTTGGGCAAAAAACTTTTTACAAGTTCAACCTAGAGTCTATCAAATATTAATACTAAGAGATCCATCATTAAGAAAAGTATTAAGAGCTGGTCGTCGTTTAGGAAAAACTTTTACACTAGCTATAACACTTTTGCATTATAGCTATACGCACAAAGACGGAAGATGTCTTGTTATTGCTCCGATGAAAACACAGGTAGAACTCATCTATCAGGAGATTGGAAGAATAGCCGGCAAAAACGAAGTTGTCATGAATTCAATAACAAGAAAAGTTAGCAGTCCTCAATTTATGATGGAATTTTCTAACGGATCAACTATTAGATTCTTTACATCTGGTATGCGTTCAGGTGGAAAGTCAGACGTTGCTCGTGGTCAGGAAGCACACGTGATTGTGTTGGACGAAATGGATTACATGCATACCGATGACCTAGACGCATTGTACGCCATGTTGCAGAAAACTGCAGAGGATCAGCCAGACAAAATGATGATTGGTGCTTCTACCCCAACTGGTAGAAGAGAAAAATTTTGGGAATGGTGTAGGTCTGAAAGATTCAAAGAATTTTGGTTTCCATCGTATTGCAACCCTTATTTTTCTAAAGAACAAGAAGATGAATTTAGAGAACAATATACTGAAATGGGTTATCGCCATGAAATAGAAGCTGATTGGGGCGAAGACTCAGAAGGCGTATACCCAAGAAAGTTTGTTGATAAAGCATTTATTAGCCCATCATGGACATATGAGCCAGAGATAACTTCAGCAAGATCTTTTCACGTCATAGGTGTTGACTGGGACAAGTACGGTGCCGGAACAAACATAGTTGTTGTAGAAGCATGCTCAGACAATCATGAAGACCCAAGATTTAGAGGAAGATCTAGATTAGCGTATAGAGAAGAAATAGAT